GCGATAGCGTAACGAGATACAGGAGGTAAGTGCAATGCTTGCAATTATTCAGGTTGGACACGTAGAAGCGTCTGACCGTTATATCAGAAATAAGGTGAAAGCCGTGATGCAGGCTGGCATGACCGCAGAAGTCATCAACCTGCCTGAAACCTGCACTACTCTGGACGTACTGGATGCAATCACGCTGGTTGGCAGAAGTTCAGAGTGCAGGGCTATCATGGTACAGCTTCCCCTTCCTGACCATATCAACAAGGAAGCGGTGCTGCGGAGTATCCCTGAACACATGGACATTGACGGGCTAAACCCTCGCAGTGACCTTATGCCCCTCACTCCCTGCGCTATCATGCGCTGGTTGAAGGAGCAGCATATCAGACTCCCCGGTAAGAACGTGACCATCCTGGGACGTTCAGAACTGGTGGGCAAGCCCCTTGCAAACTTGATGATTGAAGCGGGTGCAACCGTTACGGTACTGAACTCCCTGACTGAGGAATGGTTCAGAAGAAACGCCTGCTACAGTGCTGACATTATCGTGTCTGCGGTTGGCAAGTGGGGAGCCGTGTTCCGTGACTACGTGAACAACGGCAAGAAGATGGTTGTCATTGACGTAGGTATCAACCGCGACAATGACGGTAAGCTGTGCGGCGATGTGTCGCACCTTGCAAGAGAACTGGTGGAGCGGAACGGCGGTATCTGTACTCCCGTCCCTGGCGGCGTGGGTAAGTGGACTGTCCGCGAACTGGTTATCAGGCTTGCAGAAATGGAGGGTAGACATGGCACGAACATTGTACCTGAATGATGGTTCCACTGAATACGTCTTTGCCGGGATGACCTGCGAAGATGTGTTGCAGAAAATCATATATGAGCGTCTGGGACGTGACTGCGAGGAACTGTATAAGGAAGTTCTCACAGAAGCCCGTCAGAATGAGGACGGTGAGGACTGGGAGAAGATTGCTGATGGTTACCTGTCTATGCTGCGGAACACCGTGGAGGAACTGGACGCTGCCCTGACCCTGTTCGACAATCCCCGGTTGGATAGGGCGAAACTGCATAAGCAGTTGCAGGCTATCAGAAAGAACCTGCACAATAATCTGTAGGAGGTAACCCGTATGAGAATGGAAAACATCAAGCCCGTATGCACGAATAATGAAGCGCGGGAATATTTCTCCCAGAAGGGACTTACCTACAATGACGTTACAGAAGGTGACATTCTGGTACTGGTGATGCTTCTTAATAAGCATATTAAGAAAGCCGTCAAGGATAATGAAACCTCTGTTTCCACAATGTATCTCAGCAGGAAGGTGGACATGCAGAAGAAAACCAATGGAACTATCGTCTGCTGCTATCTGTACTTGAACAGTCACTATTTCACCCGGCGTGAATGTATCAGCTTTAACCGTGATGGCTTTATTGGTTTTGCGGGATGGGCTGACCAAGGTAACACGAACCCTATTCTCCGCGCGTTTCTGGAATGGTGTGATTACTTAGCGGGAGGTGAGAAAGAAAATGGCTGATGAACTGTTCCAACTTTCCAATGGACGTTATATCACGTCTGAGGAAATCAGTAAGAAAATGTACTACATCAAGAACGCACACCCTGAACTGCCCTATCAAGAGGACTCCACCGGGTATTCGTGGGACGAAGCAGGTATGGCTGACCTGTTCAGCGAGTGCTATCAGAACGATACCCGCTACTGTGCAGAAGCTAAGTCCTGGTACACTTATGACTCTGGCAGATGGCAGAAGGACGTTGGTTCCCTGCTGGTGGCGGCGAAGATTAAAGAGTTTGTGCGCCTGATGGCTTTGTACTGCGGTGAGATTGCCGATGAAGAAAAGCGCAAGCAGTATATGTCTTTCGTTGCGAAGATGGGTGACCGCCGCTTCCGTGACCGTCTGATGAAGGACGCTGCGGACAGTATGCGTATCGAAGCAGAGCAGTTTGATACTCACCCGTATCTGATTAACTGCAAGAACGGAACCTATGACCTGGAAACTATGACATTCCGTGAGCATAGTTGGAAGGACTTCTTGACCATGCAGACCAACTTTGAATACAGCTTGCAGGAGGTACGCTGTGAGCGGTGGGAGAAGTTCATCAAGGAAGTCACGCAGAATGACTATGAGAAAGCGGACTACCTGCAACGCGCCCTGGGTTATTCCATTCTGGGTACTGGCAAGGAGGAATGTATGTTCATCCTTCACGGCAAGACCACCAGAAACGGCAAGAGTACCATGCTTGATGCAATCCAGCACTTGCTGGGTGACTACTCTACCGTTGCCCCGGTTGAGTTGATTTGCCGCAGTGACCGCGCGAAGAACGCAGAAGCCGCGAACCCTGTACTGGCGAAGTTGAAGGGTAAGCGCATGGTCACCATGAGTGAGTCCGACACGGCGGGTAAGCTGGATGAAGCTACGATTAAACAGTACACGGGTGGTGAGGACATCACCGCACGTGAACTGTATCAGAGTGCTATCACCTACAAGCCGCAGTTTACCATGTGGCTGTCTTGTAATGACCTGCCTGCTGTCAAGGATAAGAGTCTGTTTGCTTCTGACCGTGTGCGTGTCATTGAGTTCAATAGACACTTCACCGATGCAGAACAGGACAAGGGCTTAAAGGACTTCTTTGAAACCCCAGAAGCGATGAAGGGTATCTTTACATGGCTGATTGCTGGCTACTTCAAATATCGCCGCTTTGGTCTGAACATGAACGAGAACATGAGGGCAGTAGTCAAGGCGTATGAGCGTGACAATGACCTGGTGATACAGTTCCTTGAAGAAAAGTGTGAGCGTATTTCAGAAGGGTACATCAAGGCAAAGTCCCTGTATGATACGTACAAAATCTGGTGCAAAAGCTGTGGCTATTACGTGTGCAGCATGAAGAAATTCAATGCAGAAGTGACCGCGCACCCCGGTTGGTACGCAGAAAAGGGTGTTATCAACGGCGTTACAGTCTATTATGGACTGGGTATGAAGCAGGTTTAGTAGAGTATTTTTGCATTTTGCAGTAAGTTTTCTATAGTAGGGGTCTATAAGGGAAAGTTATAGCAAAATACGATTTTGCTCTACTTCTCTACAGAAGGAGGTAAATAAAAATGGCAGAAAGTTATGTAGAACGCTGGAAGCGTGAGCAGGAGCAAAAGAAAGCTACTGTGGAGAAGAAGGAACGCAGAAAGGCACAGAGGAAGAAGGAGGTAACTCAGGATGGCGAGAACAGAAGGGGCGAAGGACAAGCAGCCCAGGAAGAAGCGGGAGGACAATCCTCTGGTTATTCAGAATAACCCTGACCTGCCAGAAGGGTACAATACCCGCCGTATTCGTTTCATGTTGGAAATTATACCGTCTGAACCCCTTGACCCTGATGACGTGGAGGAAATGGAAAGACGGTTTAATAACTATCTGATGAAGTGTGCAGAATGGGATATGAAGATAGGCAATCAGGCGGCGTATGCTGCAATAGGCATTAGTAAAGATAATGTCTATGATTGGACTGTACGCAGAACAACGAACCCTGCACGTGCCGAGTTCGTAAAAAAAGTGCAGAAGATTTGTGCCATGTATCGTGAAGGACTCATGGAAGATGGCAAGGTCAACCCTGTCACTGGCATATTCTGGCAGAAGAACTATGACGGCATGAAAGACCAGCAGGAAGTGGTTCTCACGCCTAACACTAACCCTCTGGGAGAGCAGCAGGACGCAGAAGCACTCAAGCAGAAGTATCTGGAAAATACCTATGGTGTTACGGGAGAACTCCCAGAAGGTGCAGAAAGCCCTTTACAGCTTCCAGAAAGCACAGAAGGGACTTCTGTAGAAATCACAGAAAGCCCCAGAAGGGCGCAGAAAGCAAGTTCCCGCAAATAATCAACCAACCCCGGCGCGGTTCATCTCTGGACTGTGCCGGGGCTTTTCATGTCTGCGGGGCTGTCCCGCTCCTGCTGCCTGTGACCGTGTAGCCCTGTAGGACGCGCTGCGGCTGTCCTGGGCTGTCTGAGCGCGTCAGGGCATAATAAAACCCCGGCAGGCTGTGAACCTGTCCGGGGCTGTCTGGGTTTAAAATAGGCGTATGCGGGGACGTTGACGCGTCCAGCATTTAACCATGCTACGCAGGCTGTCCGCGTCCTGCATGGGGATATTGTAAAGGCGTAACCCGTCAGGGGTCATATAATAGCCCTGTCCGTACCGGGGTAGCAGTTCGCAACCCTTTACGCCTAATATATTGCGGCTGTCCTGTGCGGAGCGGGTGCGGAGTGCTACACGCGCGTCAAAGTTTACTTTTATAGGGGTTGGTATTACTGTAGCAAGTGGGCATTGCGTGGCGGCTATGACGTGGACATTTGCGGCGCGTCCTATCTGACATAACCGTTGTATGAGCGGCTGAACCTGTCTTTTATTCGTAGTCATCAAGTCCGCTAATTCATCTATAACCACGTAGACCGCGGCGCCGCTGTATTTCTTTACCCTGTCCCGCTGCATTGCGTGGTATCGGCTTTCTGTTATCTCCATAGCCTTTTCAAGGGCTTTCACCATGTCCCCCGGTTCACTGGCATATATGAGCGTATGCGGCAGGGGCTTATAATCCACCAATTCAACCCGTTTCGGGTCAATCAAGATAAATTCCACGGCTGCGGGGCTGTCATGTAGGGCGGTGTATATCAGCCCGTTAATAACTACGCTTTTACCGCTGCCCGTTGCGCCTGCTATGAGTAAATGCGGCTGTTTCAACATGTCCTTGTAAAGGGTGTAATATTCGCCCTGCGGCGTTGTCCATACTCTTTTCATTCTGGCGTATCCTCCTATAAACAAGGAAAGCCCCAGGCTTAAAAGCCGGGGACTTTCTCAACCTCTGCGGGTTTGTTGAAGTTGTAAAAATCTTCTTCATAGTCCCAGCAGTTAAAATCTATTTCTGCCTTGATGCGTCTAAGGTCTGTAGCTGATACTTTGATGTACTCTTTGAACCCACCCAGGTAAAAATAGTTGGTGTTATAGGTTCGCTTTTCGGTGTTGATTGCAAGGCGTTGTTTGCCTGCCTGGAAGTATAAAATCATGCTTCTACCACCTTTCTATAAATGCGGCTTACGCGGTTGGAAGCCTGATACAGGGCGCGAGCTTGAGTATCTAACCATTCTTCCCGGCTGTTGGGTCTGCGCTCACCGTGGCGGGTTTTCTTGAGTTCGGACGGGGTGCAGAGTCTTTCTGCAATGTCACCGTCATAAATCAGGGATGAACCACCCCAGCTATATTGACTCCAATCTGCTGCACCGTTTAACATCCATTCCCGGCACTCTTTACCGGGCTGCGGGTCGCGTCCTTCATACTGGGCGCGTTCTTCCAGTTCTTCCACCAGTTCCAGAGCGTAGGCATTAACGCCACGTCCCCACGCGCTGCGGTCTTTCTGGGCTTCAAGTTCTGCGGTCATCTTTTCGTAAATACTCATAATATGCAACCTCCTTGCATGTTCTTTCATTCTTGATTGGTGCAGGTTCACGCGCCTACAATTTCCGGGGCTGCGTTCCTGTCCTCTGTTTACGTTATCATTATATCATGCTTGCATGATAATGTCAAGCATGAAATCATGTAAACATGATATTTTTATGAGGACGGGAGCGCGTCAACCTGGGCGCGGCTGCGGCTGGCTGTCCCCGTTCCCGGCTGGGCGCGTCCCTGGGGCGGTGGGGGATTTGGGGCGGGGTCAGCCGGGGCGGGTGAGTGTCGAAAATTCCGCAAAAATAAAAAAAGTTTGGTGAAACCAAAGGCTGGTAGAGTAAATCTTCATTTTTCCATAAGTTCTTCTTAGTAGGGCTTCTTCTAAGAGAAGTTATAGCAAAATTCAAAAAATACTCTACTGACCTCTGAAAAATCCGCAAAATCTAAAAAGACCCTCTTGACAATAGCATGAAATCATTATATAATGCTTACATGAAACCAATATAGGAGGTTTACATCATGCAAGCTAATGAAGTCATCAAGACTCTTATGAGCAATAAGAAAATTACCCAGGGTGAAATCACTCAGCGTTTGGGAATGAAAAGTCAGTCTGGCGTATCCCAGGCTTTATCCCGCGATATGAAAACATCCATGCTTCTCCGTTTTCTGGAAAGCATGGACTGTGAGTTGGTTGTAAAGGACAAAACCACGGGAGAGGAATACGCCATTACCGATTAAGGAGGGCGTACATGATATATGTAATAATCGTATCCTGCATGTTTGTGTGGGAACTGATGAAGTGTATATGGGGAATTTGCCGGGATGTAGGCTGGTGGTTAATCAAGTGCGTTCTCTGGATTTACACCGTACCATTGTGGGATGCAATGATGCTCCTAACTCTTGTAGTTCTATGGTTAGGCTGTAAGATATTCCGCAAACGAACACCCAAACTGAAAAAGGGTAAGTACCTGCTGGTCTACCCTACATGGAAATACTAAGCCGTGATGGAGTTCGCGGTTTGTCCAATGGGACTGTCTTTCGGGGCAGTCCCTTTTCTTTTAGGAGGTAACTATGGATTATATTAAACTCAAGGGAAGGATTGACAAGGCTATCCGTTCCCGTCCCTTTGATTACGAACCTCTCAATGACCTGCTGGACTTATGTAGGGAGTATGAGAAGGTAGATTTTGCTGTAGCCCATGAGTGGAACCACGGGATGCGTCCCGCTATTGCGTATGCCCTGAAAGCAGCAGTGGAGCGCAATGACTTCCTTGCTGCGGAGCGGTTCAATGACCTGCTGTTCCGTTCTCTGATTTTCAGTGCGCCGCATTTCTTTGATGATTACCTGCAAGCCGTGGAGTTTGGTAGACCTCTGGACAAGAAGTTCTATCAGCCGCGCCGCCACTATCTCAGGCGGTATGTAGATGCGTACCAGGAAGTGTTGGAAGGTAAGCTGGACTTCCTCTCCATTTCCATGCCGAAGCGTGGCGGCAAGTCCCAGTTGGGTATCAATTTCACCAATATGCTGTCTGGTAAATTCCCTGACCGCTCTACCCTGATGGAGGGTACAGGTGATGACCTTGTTAAGTCCTTCTACCTGGGCTGTCTGGAATATTTGCAGACCCCTAACGAGTACCACTTCTATGACATTTTCCCGGAAAGCAAGCTGGTACAGACCAACGCGGACACGAAGATTATCAACCTGCTTCACAAGTCCCGTTTCCCTACCATTATGTGCCGTTCCATTGACGCACGTCAGGTAGGTCTGTCCGAAGCTACCAACCTTCTGTACCTGGATGACTGTGTTGAGGGACGTGAGGAAGCGAAGAACCGTAGTCGTTTGGATGACAAATGGGAAATCATCTCTGGTGATATTATCGGACGTGCCATTGAGGGTACGCCTATCGTTATCTGCGGTACACGCTATTCTCTGTATGACCCTATCGGTCACTTGCAGGAGGAAATGAAGAAGCAGGGTAAGCGTATGAAGGTCATTGAAACCCCTGCCCTTGACCCGGTGACTGATGAAAGTAACTTTGAGTACATCCGTGAGGGCAAGAGGGTATTTACCACTCAGTATTTCCGTGACCAGCGTGAGATGCTGTCTGCGGAACAGTGGGAGTCCGAGTTCCAGCAGCAACCGTTTGAAGCGAAGGGCGTTCTGTTCCCGGAAAAGAGTCTGAACCGCTATTTTGAACTGCCTGCTGACCGTGACCCTGACAGTATCATTGCAGTATGCGATACTGCGGATAAGGGTGAGGACTACTGCGCCATGCCGATTGCTGCCGTGTACGGCGATGAAGTCTACATCATTGACGTTGTGTTCGATGACTCCCCACCTGAAACCACGAAGCCTGAATGTGCGAAAGCCCTTATGGACAACAAGGTTGTAGCCTGCACTTTTGAGAGCAACAATGCGGGTTCTTACTTTGCCCGTGACGTGGCGAAGCTGCTTGAGGACAGGAAGTACACATGCAATATCCGCACGAAACGGACTATCAGCAATAAGCAGACCCGCATTGAGTTTGCGTCCGATACCATTCTCAAGAAGTTCTACTTTAAGGACGCGTCTTTGTATGCGCGGAACAGTCCGTATGCAGAGTTTATGAAGCAGGTGGTAACTTATACCCGAAGTGGTAAGGTTCCCCATGATGATGCTCCCGACTCTCTGTCCCTGCTGGAAAACGAACTGCGCGGTCTGGTGGGTGCGAAGGTGGAAGTGTTCAAAAGACCGTACTGATTTCATAAATTCTTCAATGCTTATTTGCCAACATATCTTGACAAAAGCATTGGAGAGTTGTATAATAACCATAGGTACAACTATGCCTAAATATACGTGAAAAGGAGGTTTTCTACGTGGCTATGGCACTACACGGTAGACGTGTTATCAAAAGTGATGAAACGGAAGTCACCATTGAGAACGTAGTGAGTATTCTACGTAAGGCACTTCCTTATCACTGGAAGAACCGTTCTGAAATTCAATACCTCTGGCATTACTTCAAGGGCAGACAGCCCGTCCTGAACAGGGAGAAGCAGGTAAGACCAGAGATTTGCAACATGATTGTGGAAAACCGGGCAAATGAGATTGTGTCTTTTAAGTCCGGGTATCTGATGGGTGAACCCTTGCAGTATGTATCCCGTGGAAACGGGGACAATCTGGCAGACAATATCAATCAGCTTAACGAGTTCGTCTTTGCGGAGGAAAAGCCTACGAAGGACAAGGAACTGGCTGACTGGTTCCATATCTGCGGTACTGCATACCGTATGGTTCTTCCTGATGAAGATGGTCTGGAAGATGACTCTCCCTTTGAGGTCTACACTCTTGACCCCCGCAATACCTTTGTGGTCTACAACAACGGTCTGGGCAACAAGCCTATTCTGGGCGTAAAGTACGTGACCGATGAAAACGGCGTGGTACATTACTCCTGCTACTCTCAGTATGAATACTTTGAGATTGTAGAGTCCAAAGTTGTAGCTGCTGCCCCTCACATTCTGGGGGACATTCCCATTATCGAATATCCGCTTAACCTTGCCCGTATCGGTGCATTTGAGTTGGTTATTCCCCTGCTGGATGCAATCAACACCACGGACAGTAACCGTCTGGACGGTGTAGAGCAGTTCATTCAGGCACTCATGCTTTTCCATAACGTAGACATTTCCAGCGAGGACTACAAAAAGCTGCGGGAGGAAGGTGCTATCAAGTTCCGGGACATTGACCCGCAGTTGAAAGCCGAAGTTTCCTACCTGGTAAGCAATTTGAGTCAGGGTGAAACGCAGACGTTGGTTGACCACATGTATCAGACAGTGTTGACTATCTGTGGTATGCCGAACCGCAACGGTGGTTCGTCTACCAGTGATACCGGGTCTGCGGTCATCATGCGCGATGGTTGGTCTGCTGCGGAAGCAAGAGCGAAGGATAGCGAGTTGATGTTCAAGAAGTCCGAAAGACGTTTCCTGAAACTGGTACTCAATATCTGCAAGACCCTGGTGGGTATGGATTTGAAGGTACACAACATTGAAATCCGTTTTACCCGCCGTAACTATGAAAACATCCTGCAAAAGGCGCAGGTGCTTGACCTGATGTTGAAGAATGATAAAATCCATCCGCGCCTTGCATTTGAACACTGCGGTTTGTTCGTTGACTCCGACCTGGCTTATACAGTGAGCGCAGAGTACGCGGAGGAACAGGAGAAGAAAGCGCAGGAGTTGTTTGAGAAGCAAAACGCTATGAAGAAGGGAGAGAATGAAGATGGCTCCAAAGATAACCCCGGAGATGGTAACCCAGATGGAAACCCTGCTGAAACACGGAAGCCGAGTGGAAGTTCTGATTGAGCAGGGCAAGGTAGCCATTGTTGAGGTCAGACGAAAACTGAAAATGAAGGAAGCCGGGACAGAGGTCAACGGTAAGTCCAATGGGACTGTGAGCGAGTAACATCGCCCATAGTCCCATTTTCTTTTGAGGAAAGACCGATGGATGAAGTAGTTTCCAGATATACTCTGGCACTGGATGAACTGAACGTCCTCACGTCCACAAGCTACTATAACGCTGTCAGTGAGGACACTACCGCAATGGTAAATCAGATTGCGGATGACTTTCTCTCCTTCCTGATAAATGCCTACACGATGGGGATAGAGAGTGCTTCTATCATGCTTGACCATGAAATGACCGTGGACGTAGATGATATGCACGAAGCAATCTTCCTTGTCATTGACGGCAAGACCTTTGAGGACAGAGTTGCAGACCATGTGCTGAACAATGACTTGGGCGGGTTGAAAACCCTGGCAGAGTCCGAGTTCCATAGAGTCTACAACGCTGCCGTATATGATGGCGGTGAGGATTACGTTGAAAGCGGTAGCTTTGGTGTGAACAAGGATTGGATTACCGTAAAGGATGATGCAGTCCGGGAAACACACTGTTACCTTGAGGGCGTTTCCGTTCCGCTGGAAGAAGAATTTTACACCTTTGATGGTGACCACGCTCCATACCCCGGCAAGTTTACGAAAGCGGAAAACAATGTGAACTGCCGATGTATCGTGAAGCTGACCCTTGATGTATAGCGGGTAACCGCTTTCCATGCCAGTAGGGAAACTGGCTTATCAAAAACGCAAACTCAAGACAAGAGGATAAAACGGAAAAACATGGTGAGGGAACACCTATAAAACGCAAGGAGGACTTTAATATGAGTTATTTGAGTGATTTGCTGGGTTCTGCCTACAAAGAGGGCATGACCGAAG